GTAAAGAAACTTTACTTGAACGGTCAAAAAACTTTACCGAAACTGGTAAAAAAACTTTACCTAACAATAATACTAACAATAAGAATACATTTATAAGGCCTACGGCTGAACAAATAAATGAATATTCTAAGGAGATTGGATTTACTTTAGATGGTTCACAATTTATAGACCATTACGAAGCAAGAGGATGGTTGATAGGTAAAAACCCTATGAAGGATTGGAAGGCAGCAGTAAGAACATGGAAGAGAAATAGCAATCAGTTTACACCACAACAAACACAAACCACTAAAATAACTTTAAAGTAATGGAAAAGATAGGAACATTAGGTAAAATTAAGATAACAGATGATGGCATGATAGCTAACATTAAACTTGATAATACTTTTAACAACAAGGTTTTTATGGAAGTATATAAACTTGAAGATAAAATATTTGATTTAGAGTTTAAATACATGAGATTAGAAGAAATGAAAAAAGAATGTGAATCAAACAATTTAACATGGTTAGCTAATTCATTTCTAATAACTCAAAAAAAGATAAAAAAACAAATTAAGTCTTTTGAAAAGACTATTAAATTATACGGAAAACTATACAAATAATGGAATTAGTAACACTACCACAGAGCAGAGAGTTAGAAAAAAGCATACTTGGTGCAATATTGATGGATAAAAGAACATTGCCATTAGTTGTTGGACACCTAAAAACAGAAGTATTTTATGACTTAGGCCACCAAAAAATCTTTGACATAGTAAAAAAGATGTACGATGATGGCGTTTATGTAGACATTACTACGCTAAACCAAAAACTTAAAGATGATGAGGCATACAAAGAATTAGGAGGAGCATTTTACCTATCAAAGTTAACTGATAATGTAACTGGTGCTCACAATGTGAACAGTCATATTGAGATGCTTATTGAGGTTTACAAGAAAAGAGAAGCATTTATGCTGTTTAAACAAAGCGAATATGAATGTTTAGACAATGATAGTCAAGCTATAGATTTACTTTCTGCAGTCAATAGTAAACTTATAGCTTTACAAGAGTATGGTAATATCCACGAAAAGACAATAACAGATGTCATTTTATCGTTAAACTACTCAAGAGATAAGGCACAAAGCGGTGAGTTATTAGGTTATGATACTGGATTTAGTGAGCTTAACAATACTTTAGCAGGATGGTGTAGACCAGACTTTGTAGTCATTGCTGCAAGACCAGGAATGGGTAAGACAGCTTTTATGCTCTCAAGTATTTACCACCTATGTATCCTAAATAAGATTCCTACGGCCATTTTTAGCCTCGAAATGAGCTCCGAGCAGTTAGTTGAAAGGTTAGAGTCAATTACGAGTGAGATACCGTTAAAACGCCTTAGAATGAATAATTTGAATGAGGCAGAAAGAAAGATACTACTAAAAACTGATGATAAGATATTACTTTCCCCTCTACATATTGAAGATATGGGCGGTATAAGTATTTCGCAACTTAGAGCAAAGGCAACCATTATGAAGCAGAAGTATGGCATTAAAGTAATCTTTATCGACTACCTACAGCTTATGAGTGGACAAGGCAAAAACAACCAAAACCGAGAGCAGGAGGTGAGTTTAATAAGCAGAAGCCTTAAATCCTTAGCAAAAGAGTTACAAGTACCGATTATCGCCCTATCTCAATTATCTCGCAGAGTAGAGGAAAGAGGAGACAAGATGCCGCAACTATCTGACCTTAGAGAATCTGGTTCTATTGAGCAAGATGCTGATGCAGTTATTATGCTGATGAGACCTAATTACTATGAGATGACTAACCCAATAGAAATTGGTGGAACAGAATATGGCACCAATGATTTAGTTATTTGCAAAGTAGAAAAGAACAGACATGGTACAACTAAAAATTTACCATTAAGATTTTTACCAGAGACAATGACATTTATTGACTATACAAATTAACCTATGAAAACAGCAATGCAAGAATTGCAAGAATGGATGACTGAAAATCATTTTAAAGTTACACTTGGGTTTTTAGACCAAATTGAATATTGTAAACAAAAGGAAAAAGAGCAGATAATTGCCGATTTTGAAGCTGGATATAAGTCATGCGATTTAGATGAAGCATTTGAAATTAATAGGAAGTTATCTAATGGAGAACTATATTACAAAAAAACTTATGGCAAAGCATAATGGCTATAGGAACAGACGTAAGTTCGAGATAGAAGAAGCTCGTAATGCAGATGGTACCTATCAAGCTATTAAGTTGTTTGCTAAGAACACTAAAATTTTAGTAATACAGATGCCTACAGCATTGTTAGATGGTTTTATGTGGTTAGAATACGAAAGAGACAACCAACCTTCTGGTATAGCTGATAAAAAGGTAGAGTTCTTTGCCATTAACTTTGATTTAAGGGATAGGATATACTTTATGAGGTCAGAAATGCTGAGAAAAAAGGCTCGTAGATACTTTAGAGTTGACAATACTAAGGTAGAAGGAAACGTTAAATATGTGCAAGTTCCAGTTGATGAAATGATAAGATGGGTATAATATATATAAATATATTGTAACTTTGGTTTATGGCAACATACAAAACAGCTTCCGAGCTGACCAAAATGATGATTGACTATTTAGGACAAAGAGGGATGGAAGTTTGGAGAAATAATAACCTTGCTGTAAAAGGTAGGGCGTTTATTGGAAGGAAAGGAGTTCCAGATATAATCGGTTATGATAGGAAACATGGTCAGTTTGTAGCTTGTGAGATTAAGAAGTTAGGCGATAGGATTAGTCCAGAACAGTTTACTTTTTTAACTCAGTTAGGATTAGCAGGTGGAGCAAGTATGTTATGTAGCCAGACATCAGATGAAACAATAAAATTAGAAATATTTAAAGATGGCGAAACTAAAATCTTCTGCTGGAGGGAATCAGAAAAAGAATTTCGGGAAGCGAAAAATGGGTAGGGCTAAAAAATCTTACAATAAACACAGTCCTAAGCCTAAACAATACAGAGGCCAAGGCAGATAAAAATTAAATTATGGAAAATTTAGGATTAGAAAACAAAGAAGAGAAAGTAGCAAAAGCTACAAAGAAAGCTAAAGAGTTTGTATCTAACGAGACAATACAGCTTATTCAAGACATCTTGGATGATGGTACTGTAGACTTAAAGTGGAGAGAAGCCTTAAAAGCACAAGTAAAAAAATATAAAAAAGATGCAGAATAACTACGAGTACGATTCAGTCGTTGAGAATGTTATTAATCGTTTAAAAGACAGAGCAAGGATTGGCTTTGAGAAATACGGAACCGACCTTGACAGAAATGACCTAATAACAGAACAATGGATTGAACACGCTATAGAAGAGGCATTAGACTTTAGTCTTTACCTTACTAAGTTAAAAGAGCAATTAAAAAAAAGTTTATAACAATAAAAACCAAACAAAATGTCTAAATCAAAAGAACTCTACCTTGGAAGATGCTTCACACTAACAACAGCATTCGGTAGTTTAAGAAAAATCTCTTTAGGGCCAGATGACTTACAAAAGTTAAATGACTTTGCTAAAGATAACAAAGGATGGGCTAACATCTTAGTAAAGATGAAGAAGTCTCATAATCCTGGTGAATCAGATTTCTATGTAGAAATTGACCCATGGAAGCCAGATGGCGAAACAAAACCGAAAGATTTACCTTTCTAAATTAACTATTATGAAAAATATACTTGAAGCAATGATTGGTTTATTAGCACTTATGGTTATGATTTATGTACCATTTGCTTTCCTTATTGCAGAATGGAATCCTATGTTCTGGCATTTAACCTTTAGAGGATTATATGTACTTTGTATTGTAGGATTAGTTACATTTGCAGTGAAAGAGTACCAAAAAAAGTAAAGTGTTGTGTTTTGTAGATAAATAGGTGGCCTCCCATATTCTTATGGGGGGTTTTTTATTTGATTATTTAAATATTAATAGATAAATTTGCATTCCCTCCCTTCTGTGTTATTCTTAACACTAATTAACCTCAATAGAATAGCACTATTGGGGTTTTTTATTACATTTTTTCGTATCAATAAGTGTCACTATGTTACATTTTTATATACATAAGTAACAATGTCAAGTTTTTTGATTCATAAACTTGACAAAAAAAGCCCCAGATTTTACCTGGAGCCTTCACCAAAACCAACCAAACACCTATGAGAGAGCATCTTAATTCTGTTTATTAGAACTATCGTAGAACTTTGTTAGTACTGAGCCGTAAAGCATAGCTTGATACCTCATTATAAAACTATTCATTGATTCGTTCACATAGAAGTAGTCCTCGTTTGTCATATACACAAAGCACCTTTCATCATTCTCCTCATCAGCAGTAACGCTAACTACTTGGTAAATGTTGATATAAGCATCTGATTCCTCTGAATTATCTTGGAACTCATAGCTTTCATCTTCATCTTCTGTCAGTTGTATGATGTGCATTAACATTTGTGATACTATTTTTAAGAACAGTT